GCTCTTGGTTCTATTGAGTATACAACTTCTCTAGTTGGCGTTGAAGTAGAATCTCCAGAAATAAGTCCAATAGAAACCTTTTTGATAATATCTGTAGAAACAGAAGATGTTGGTCCAAATAGGTACGTTTTTGCGGTAAATCTTAAAGTGTAAATCAGAGATCTTCTTTGGGAGAAATCACCTTCATAATCATCACTCATGGATACACTATTCAGAATAATTGGTACATCTCTTTTTTCTCCTATTTCAGAAACTAAATCAATCGTGATGTTATATGCTGGTTGAAAATATGGTAAGATTTGTTCAATGATTTGAAGCATATCATCATTTAACTTCGTAAATATGCTAAGTTCAAAGTCTAAATTGTATGGTACTGGAAGATATGTTTTTCTTTGTTGAGTCTCATCAGAAACAGATGGGGATAAAAATGTTTGAACTGTTGAAGATTTTCTAGAACCATCATAAGATATTCCAACAAGTTCGAAAGACATTCTTGGCAATGTTATTTGAACTGGTTTATTTAAATCTGGAGATTGTTCTAATCTAGCTAGAAATTTTTGAGTTGGACCGTAAGCTAAAGGAACTTTTATTACACTAACATTAGAACCAGAACTGTCTTTATGCTTTATTGTAATATCATTAAATAAAGATCCAAAAGACACAATTGTCTTTCTAAAAATTTCGTTGTAGAAATATTCAAACATTTTATTATTTAAATTTTATATAATATTTATTTAATTCACAATGTGCCAAAAGGATTTGACTCACTAAAATCAATAACTTTATCTGCCTCTTCCTCTATAACGTCATTTTGAGAATAAGGATCAACAAGATTGTCTGATTTTAGTGTTCTTAATTTATATGATGCTCCACTTGTGGATCCTGTAATAGTTTCTCCTGACGCAAAAGATCCACTGACAATAAAAACTTCAAGTTTATTATTATTCGAATCCCAAGAATTTACTCTTGCAGTCGTTCCAGAAACTGATCCTGTCACAATTTCATTGTACTTAAATGACCCTGTTCCATTTGAACCTGGACTTGCTATCGTAATAGTTGGTGCGACAGTATATCCTATGCCTGCATCACTGAGTCTTATTTGAGTAATTGTACCAGCAGCACTAACTACAGCATAACCAACTGCTGTAGTTCCTATTCCTGGACCACTAAATGTTACTGTTGGGGATGCTGAATAACCCGAACCACCGTTTGTTATTGTAACTATTCCAACAATACCATCACCTATTATTGCTGTTGCGGCAACACCACTTCCTCCTCCTCCAATGAAAGCAACTGCAGGAGCAACCGTGTATCCATATCCAGAGTTGACAACTTCAACTCCTTGAACTTTTAATGACGATGTTCCATTACAGTCAATCAAGTTATCGATCATCGTTGCAACACCAACTGCAGTGTATCCGCCAGATGGAGCAGAAGAAATTGCCACTTTTGGTGGCGTATTAAATCCACCTCCTCTATTAGATACTCTAATGAATCTAACTCCACCATTGACAATATTTGTAAATGCAGTTGCAGTTACTGCTGCCCCAACTACAGATAAAGTCTGAATATAACCCTGATTTTGAATATTATCGTCTATTTCTTCAATACTGGTATCAACAACTTCGTCTTCATATCTAAAGAGTTCACATTTTAATTCGTAAACATAATTTTTTTGAAGTTGATAAAATGGTTGTTCATGTTCTACGTATTTGATCTCAAATAATCTATCGCCTAGTGGGAAGTAAATCAAATCTCCTTCTTTGGGCCTTGTAGATAATTTTATATCATTTAAGTTTTTTATAAGAGGACTGATATAAGTTTCAAATCTCTCTCTAGAAATTATTAAACTTAAATCGTCAAGATCCTGAATACCAAATTTTGATAAGATAGTTCCTGCCCCACCATATCCATCATAACTATTGACATATGCTTCTAATGGATAAGCATTATCAAATCTTGATTGTATAACCTCTTTTATTACAGTCTTTTCTGTAACATACTTTCTTGGAATATAATATACTTCGACACCATACATTCGAATCTGTTCATTTATCAGATCTTGTATTAAACCTTGTTCTGAAGAAGAACCTTGTAGAAAAAATGGATTTAACATTTTATCCGATCATATCTAGAGGAGGAAGTTCATAAGTATTGGACATTTTTTCCATCAAAATATCAATCTCTCTTTGCGCATCATCATACATTTGCCTTCCATTCAGTTCAACGCCACCGGGAAGTTTTACCCCAGTAAATTTCATCATATTTTGTCCCCACTGTCTTTTAATTAATGAAGTCAGATATGGTTTAATAAAAGAATCATTCCAAACTCTTGAATAATCGTTTGGATCTAGAGTAGAATAGCAGTCAATAATGAAATAGTTATTTTCACTAACAGAACCCCAATCAATATCCAAATACAATCTATCTTGTCTTTTATTAAAACGAATTTGTTTCTGAGTATTTAGAAGAAAATCTAAATCTTCCAAATAAGTTTTAACCATTGCATAACTTAGAAGTTCAGTTGTTCCCCAATAGTAAACATCATTCAAAAATAATTGATATTTTACACTAAACATATTATGGGTAATAGTATTTGAACTATCAAAACTAAAAACTTTATTTACGCCAATAATATTGGGTGGAACCTGTAAATAGTTACTGTTTTCTGTATAACTGAATGTTACTGCTGTTCCTACGATATTAGTATTTACGGTTGTTGTAACTATACCAACATTACTATTTGCATCGAGTCCTTTTGCTCTTCCACGAGCAATGTCATCTGCTGTTATTTTATACTTATAAAATGTAGGATAAACACCATCAAAATGTCTTTCTTGAAAAAACTGGACAGCATCATCTACGAGATCTTCAATTTGCTCATCGGCAACATTAATTTCTAAAACTGGCGCTCCCAGTTTTCTCTTGCAGTAATCTATTAATTCTTGTCTAGTAGATGGTTGCGCCATTTATTAGTACCTCTCAGAATATTTATGGTGCCGAAGAAATACCGGGTTTTACTAAAATATTTCCCTCAACAATTCTATAAACAGTAGAACCCGAACTCACGAGAATATCATAAACATATCTTCCTTCTTTTAAAGATCTTGTTTGGGTTGAACCTAAAGAAATATTAAATCTACCTTGAGTAGAAGTAGAAAATCCAACACCGAATGTTGCTACAGCATAAGAACTTGATCCAATAGAAACACTCTTTGCCATTTGGGAAGATCCAGTCCACCCAGAAAAATTAAAGGCAGAACTTGATGGGTTTACTACTGAAAAATTTGCCAAAAAAGTTGACCCGGTGTTAATGGTCAAATTAACTGAACTTGGGGTTCCAGAAGTCGTGTCAAAGGTTATTCTTTTATCAGCCATTTAAAATACCTAAACTTGAAATTACTTCTTGTTGTTTTAAGTATAACTTATAATAACATTTTGCAATGTTCTTCAATTCGGTAATATCATCTATACTATCTATCTCAGAAGCAACTTTAAAGTATTCAAAACTCTTACTCAAATTTTCAAGGTCTATATTATTTGGATCCATCAATTAAACTCCTAAGTAAAGATTTGATTTCATTTAAATCTTCTTTCATATTAACAAAATCTTTCTCAAGATTCTGTAATTTTTGATTTTCTTTTTCTTTTATTCTTTTTTGCATAATATAGTTGTTATAGTCTGTCATATTAGTGTTAATAATTGCTTTTGTCTCTTCGTCTCTAACCAAGTTAGAATGACCATTAACTTTTGAGTATTTCATAACTTATTATGCCAGCGCAATAATTCTCAAATCTTTATATCTTGGAGGATATGCTTGATTTGTTGAGGTTCCAACAAGTTTGATACCAAAATATCTGAATGCGGGTAGATTATCAATAGTAAATTCATACTCTCTAAAGTCAAGAACATCACTATCGAAACCAATCAAATCAGTTTTGGAAACCATTTTGTCGGGCAATCCATTACTATCAGACAAACTTATTACATCTCCACTGGATGTTAAGTTAGTATATCCTGGGAAAGGATAGTAGATTAAATCTGAGTTGGGATCATCAGTTATTGCATATAAACATCTTATATCACTATAAGTATTAATATATGCACTTAATATAACTTTTATAGAAGATGCTGGAGTTTCTAGTGAAATTGGTTTTGTTGCATAAACAAAAGATGATGGATCATCTTTTAAGGTTGCTACTCTGTCATCAGTAGCATAATTAGATATTGCATTGTTTACTCTATTGGAAGTGAAAATCATTCCAACTCTATCTAAGTCAATTACTGGAGAAACATATGCATTTGTTGTAGAAAGATTTAGATTCAAAGTCAAAGACTTGTTGGCAGGTAAAGTAGTTGTCTTAGAATTTTCATTTACCTTTGACGCAACAACTCTGGGAGTACTTAAATAATTTGTAGCGTTTAGGTTGATTTGCTCAAATCCTTGGTCAATGAAAGGTATTTCATTTCCATCAACACTGCTTCCACTAACAGTTCTTAATGCTGCGTTGATGTTAGTGCCTCTCAAAGACATTGTTTGTACAACGGGTTTAACAATCTCAAAAGGTATATTTTGAGTTGCATTTATTTCCGAACCACCAGTTGATTTTGTTTGGTTGAGGAATAACTTTGGATGTCCTGATGATAAAGTTCTATTTGTCATTGTAGAACTTTGATCACTCATATCTAACTTGACGTGATAGTAATCTAGATCATATGGTTCTGCAACTGTTGCATCTGCCAAATCGTGCGTTTTGTTAATGCGACGTAAGGAAACAGAAGCAAGTTCATACTTATAAACTAAAGTTCCTGCGCTATAACTAAATGATTTTGTCTGATCAATCGCTCTAGTTATGCCAGTTAAAAGTGGAGGTGATACTGATGTATTTACTCCAGTATAAGAAATAATCTCATTATCAATTCTAATATATCCTGGATTTGTAGATGCAACAGAAACATTTTCAAAAGTATCAAAATTAGCGATAGAAACACTTTCTACCGGAATACTGTCTGTTGAAGTTGATGAATAGTCACTAAAAAGTTTGGTTGGTTTTAAATCAGATATTGCATTACTTATTGTTACCAAATTTTGAGATGAATTCATTCCGTGGTTTTTATGATAAACCTTGATATGCAATCCATCTGATAATGTTTCTATTCCATTAGCAGGAACAATGACATTTCCCCCAGTTCCATTTAAATCTGTAGAAACGCCAGCATTATTAATATACCTTAAAGTATTTCCAACACCAGTAACATAATCACCTTGAACTTGGTCTATGATTAGTTGATTTACTCCAGAAACTTGTGAAACAGATAATCTCAAATTTCTGCCAAGATTTTGTGCACCAATCGTTGATATTCCTAATACATCACCTGCAGAATATCCAGTTCCTCCATTAGAAATAGTTGCTGCTACTGCAACTCCATTAGTTATCGTAATATTTGCTCTTGCATCTCTACCATCTCCAGTCACTGTATTCAAAACAACATTATTAAATACAAAAGATCCTGAGGATGGTGTATAACCTATTCCAGCATTAATAATTCCTAAAGTACCAAAAGCAGAACCGGCATATCCAACAAAATTACCAGTAGCATTACTATTTCTTTGGATAATTGTGTTTCCCAAA